CGCCCAAGTCACCACCATAGGACTCGCCCGAGCCCTTCTTGATCTGGAACGTCATCGACGCCGCAACTTTCGCGGCGATGCGCTCGGATTCTTCGTAGTCCTTCACATCTTCAAAGCGCGACATGGAGCTAGCGAACACGCTCAGACCGCGCAACTGGTGCAAACGCTTCACCAGCGCGATACGGTGCATGAAGTCGGCCGACACACGCTTGGTTTCGGTGCGCGACCCCATCGGGTCGCCCGGGTGACGCTTGAACACGTGGTAAGCAACTGGTCTGCCCCACGCGTTGCATTCAACGCCTTGGCTGATATTGCGCGCCGGATCGTTGAAGTCGTGCGGCACCAAGTCCGCTTCGAGCATCTCAAAGCTGTAGGGAACGACCGAGCCGTGCTCCAGATATGGCACCGGCCCTATCAGATCCTGGTAGAACGCGTCACCGTCGCGGAACCAGCTACGGGCCAGCAACTGCTGGCACATACCGTAGTCGTGGGAGCCCGTGACTTCCGGTGCGTCCCACCACGCGTCCCACAGATCGTCCAGTTGCAGCGCCAGGGCGCGGTTGATCGGCTGGCCAGCCAGGCGCGGCGCGGAAAGTACGTCAATACCAGAGCCGACGGTGTTTTGCACCAGCACGTTGAGGGCGTTGTCCGCCAGGTCCAGATCGCGCTCGAGGTGACGTGCCTGGTCGCGAAGCTGACGAGCGTCCATGCCCGCAATGGCGTTGCCGCTGCCCCAGTCACGGGCGAGCTTGCGATTACGCGACGGACGAGTAACCTCGTGAGCGCGCGCCAGCACCGGAACGAGCTGTGCCCTGGCTGTGGCGATGGCACGGTCAGCACTGAGCGTCGCTGCAAGCCGGGTCTTGGCGGTGAGCGCGGAGGACATCAGGTGACACCGCCGAAATCAGCGTTTGCCCAACGAGCGCGGCGCCCGCCGCTTGCCGCTCGATTCACAGCGGCTTGCCATTCCTTCCGCCCGTTGCGGATCTCCACAAGATCTGCGCGGGTCAACTGCCGCTCGCCGAAGCGAACTGACTGTCCAAGCAGGACGGCCTGCTCGGCAGCGATGTACAGGTCCAGCATTTCCTGAGCAGTCTTCATGACTACATAGGCTAGGGACTCGCCTGTCCACGTACTCAATAAACTCGTGGACAGTTAGCCTCGCAAGCCACTGATTTCTAAGCGGCGAAAAACTAATTTGTCGCCACTTTCATTGAGACCGTGGACACCTCGCTTTCCTCGCGCCGTGGCAACCCGCCAGGGAACAGCTCATGCAGTTTGGAACGAGACACCTCGAACTGTCGCATCACGTGTTTCACGGGAATCCCACTCCTGAGCGCGGCGCGGATCTCATCCACCGGGTATGTCTTGGCAACCGCTGGGAAGTAGGGCTGCTCCCCCGCGAAGCAATGCATCACCGAATCTACAAATGGCTGCGCCATACGCTCGCTGATTCCGATGTCTGCCAACATCGCGGCCAGAATTCGGTCTCGAAGTTGCTCACTTGTCTCTTTTCGCTTTGCCATCACAGCCCCCAGCCGTCCCGGGCGAAGCCCGAGCTACGCGACCTGGATACTGGAGCGCCATTTCCAGCAGCTGCCGCTAAACCGGCGACGGATACCGTATCGCCACCTGCTGATGTTTCACGGGAATCCGATGCCGGCGCCGCGCCAGAGCCAGCGACCCTCGCCTCCAGCGCGTCCCAGTCCGACTTGGTAAAACGATGCAGGCGCACCTCCGCGTGGTGTGCGGCGGCGTAGGCGTACACCCATGTGTCCAAAGGCTCATTGCGGGTGACGCGCTTCTCGAACCGATTCTTGACAGGGTTGTAGACCTCCGAGACCAGCCCAGGGAAGAACTCCGACGACAGCTCGTCACTGAACCGCACCAGGCGCGCCTCCGCCTGCCGCTCTGCGTCAGCAGCCAATCGGCTGTAGAGGTAGTGCTTGGCAGCCACGGTTCCGACATGATGAATGGTGATGCCGCGCTTGTCCGTCCGCTCCTTCCACGTCACATCGGCAAGCTTGCCCTTGGACAGAATCGGCGCATTGTTAGGCACCGCGCCAAAGATGCACATGACCCGGGCGACCTTGCGTTGCCGTACGTAGTTCTTGACCGCCTCGGTGCGGTGGCCGCCAGCATCGATCGCGGTTGCCGAAGCGCGCAGCTGTGCCCCATCCTCCCGCTCAATGGGACGGTTAAGCAGGTCCGTCAATGCAACCCACACCTCCTCCTCTGCCGGATCGCCAGCCAGCTCTACGTAATCTAGGGTCCAGGCGACCATCCCCCGCCCCCAGCCCACCACGTGAACCGCCAGCCGATTGTCTTGGGTGTCAACGCCCACAGTGATGGCCAGCACCCCGCGCGGCGCACAGCGTAGCCGGTATGGTTCGGCGCGGTCCGCGATCACGTTGTGCTTGACCGCTCGCATCTTGGGGTCTTCCCACGTCTCGGCAAGCCGGTCGTTGACGAAGGTCTTCAGCGAGGCTGGATCGTTCTGCGCGTCCAGCCATTCCCGCACCAGGTCGACCCAGCGCGGGCCCAGTCCGAACTGGTAATACAGGCAGTTGATGTGATAACCGCGGATGGGCGAGTCCGGGTTGGCGGGCACCCAACGGCCGGCAGCGATCATGTCGGCCTTGTGATGCTCTTCGATGCAAGCGCCGCAGTCGTTGCAGGCATACCAGGCATGCTTGGCATCGGGCGACCAATGCAACCCGCTCCACTGCAGGTGCTGGAAGTGGCCGCAGTGCGGGCAGGGCACGTGGTAGCGGCGCTGGTCCGACTTCTCGTATAGCTTGGCGATGCGGCTCAGACCGGAGATACCAGGCGTGCTGATGTACAGGCGCTTGTAGGTGGTCGGGAACGAAGAGGTGCGCCCATCCAGCATCTTGACCGGGTCATCGCCGGTCAGCAGGACCTGCGGGGCTTCGTCGATCTCATCGACCACCAAGTTCTTGACCGTGGTCGACTTCAGGCGCTGGGGGCTGCCCATGTGTTCGACGTAGAGCTGTCCACCGGCGAAGTCCTTGAACGTCCGCTGGTTCGAGCTGTCGCGGCTCGCAGTGCTGCTCAGCGCACGGCGCACCGCCTTACACACCTCGATCATCGGGTTGAGCTTCTGGTTCACCCACTTGTTCATGGACGCTTCGCCCGGCAGCGCGTACATGATCGGGGCCGGCGCGTAGTCCATCCAGTACGCGATGGAGTTAGTGGCGATCTGGCTCTTACCGAACTGGATGGGGAACATGCAAGCCTGGTCGTGCACGGGGCTGCGCGCCGACATGTTGTCCATCGGCTCGCGTAGCGGCGGATTCCGACTGGTGACCCAGCGGCCGGGTTTGCTGCTGCCCTTGCTGGACAGCCGCATGTGCTCGTCATTCCACTGGGAGACGGTAAGCGGGCGGCGCGGCTGGAGCGCGCGTGCCAAGACTGTATGCAGGCGTGCCTGAGCAGTCATTCAGCCACCGCCATCGAGGCGGTGCGGAAGCCGCGGCTCATCTCTTCCAGTGCGTGGCTGACCTCGTTCCAGATCAGCTCCCGGCACCGGGCCTCGTCAGCAGTGGCCGCCAGCTGCGGAGCCAAGGCGTCTGCCATGCGCTCCAACTCAACCCGGATTGCAGTGGCCGCTTCAGCCAGCACGTGCTCGACCTGCCCCGCGTCCAGCAGCTTGCCCATGCTGACTTCGTAGTCGCGGGCTGCGGCCTTGGCATCGATCTCGGCTTTGTCGGCCAGTGCCTTCGCCTTGCGCTTCGCGTCCGGGGTGGCTGGCGCGACAGTGTCCTGATCGGACTCTGGGTCCAGTTCGTCAGGATCGACTTCTGGGCCAACCCCCTCCCCCGCACCCGCCAGAGATGCGCCCCGCGTTTGAGCGTGGTGTGCGGCAACAGCGCTGTAGGAGGGATCCTGCGTCTGGCCATACAGCGCCAAGGAGGCGTCGCGCAGGTAGCCCTTGCCGCCGTCTGCAGAGACTAAACGGCCCTTTTTCTTAAGTTCCACGATGTAGGACGGCCGACAGCCGATCAGCAGCGCCAGTTCCTTCCCTGTCACCGTCACGTCCTCAGAAGCCATGCCCACCCTCCCCTTCATTCATTTTTTTCACAAGAGCAGTGACAGAAGAAAACGCGCGCGCGAGCGTGGGTGCGGGATGTGCAGGATGACGTGCGGCCATGCAGGGCCCCGAAGTGCTTGCGCTGTATGCGTTGTTCGGGACGTGCGGGACGTGCGGGCACCTATACGCGCGGGTGGGTACGCCCACATGTGCAGAGAAGGCATAGGCATTACGCGCGCACCCGCGCAGGTGTGTAAGGGCGAGCCAGCACGTCCCGCACATGCCTACTGCCACAAGGGAAATCGCCCGCACAGACGACCGCACAGGGTCCCGCACGTCCCGCACAGAAGTGGTCACACTGTTCATACGCGACCCCGGTAGTCGTTGAAGGCACTGCGGAAGGCCACGACTTCATCGCCCAGGAACATCTGTTCGCTGCGATCGTCCTTCGGGTCCGTTGGAGCGGTTGGACCCAGCATCAGGAAGCCATGCGGCCCCAGCGTGACCTGACCGACCGTGTAGCGTTTTCGCGCCCGGTCCGGGTGGAGAATCTGCCGCTTGCGTACCAAGGCGTTGACGAACTTGGGATTCGGCGCAGGGCGAACCCCCTCCTTGCTGCACCACACCTTGTAGAGCTCGTACCACTCTTTCGATAGGCCAGGCCGTGGCTTCACGCCAGGAATGTCATTGCCGTACAGCTCGTCAATGAACCGCTGCGGACTGTCCTGACTGAGGCCGATCAGCTCGCGTTTCGCGTCGGTCATCGGCGGATTGGTGCCATTGGTGAAGTCACCCAGGTCCAGACGTAGTAGGTAGTCATGCAGTGCGGCTGTTCCGCCGCTGCGAATCTCGGCCATGACCTCCTCGTAGAAGTCCTGAGTCAGCTTCTCCGGCGTCCAGATCACCGCGTGCCGACGGTCGTCTTCCTCCAGCACGACCGGCATCGCCTCGTTGGACAGGAACACCAGGTTGGCGTGGTTGTCTTCCTCATAGGCCTGGATGTTCTTGGGGTTGATGCGGATCCGGTCGCCCGTGATGAGCGCCTTGAGTTTGTTCTTGAGGTGGTAGACCTCGGTTCGGGCCACCACTTCGTCGGCCAACAGGAACAGCTTGCGGCTGGCCCAGTCGTTGAACTTGTCTTCCAGTGCGGCCTGATCGAGCACGCGG